GCACTGAACACACCATCACCAAAATTCAATGTGATCTGATCATTGGATCTGCTGGTAATAGAATACAGTCTGCGAACGCCAGGCTCGGTTTGTTCAGCTGCTGCTGCATACACGCTTTCTACAAATTGCCATTCGCTGGCCACGTTGCCTACATCATCAAGCTGATACAGCCAATGGTCGTCGTTGTTGCAGCCTTCAATATTGATGGGCACTGATCGATTGCTCACTCGGTCAGCAAGATTAAAGTCCTGACTCTGCAACACACCTTGTTTGAATAAAAAGAAATATCCTGTGTTGGCAGAGTTGAATCCCAGACTGTCGTTGCGAAATAAAATATTGAATTCGCCATCGGGCTGAGGACTAGGCTCATACACATAGTCTCTGTTGATGGTGGATGCGTTGACAGCTTCAAACGGCATGCTGATACCGTCCACTGTGGCAGTGTAAGGAATCACTGGCAAAAATCCTGGAACTAGATTCACGGTGTATTCTGCTGTATCAACACCCAAAATAGTTGTTCTATTCGCTGGACGTCCAATGCGCTGACTGCTGACCAAGCTGGCATTGATCACTGCTGCAAACTGCTCTTGCCAGTTGAAGTTTGTGGGGTCTGCCCAGTTAATGGTAACGTTGGCTAGATCAATACCGTTGACATCTATGACATTTTCTGTTGTTGTTACAGAAAAAATCTTGAGATAGCCCGATGCTGAAGTGTTACGCTTGGGTGTATAGCTGACCAAGTTGGCCAAGCGCACAACGCTGTCTCTGCGTTCAGCAGTGTCAAGATAGTTTTCTCTGGCGTTTAAGTCGTTGCGGAAAGCCAAACTTTGGCCCATAAACGCAATAATGTCCAGCAAAGCAATAAATTCCGAACTTTCAATGTAGTCATTGAATGTTTCGGGATAGTAAAGACGAAGGTAGTCAACAAAACTTTTTCTCAGAGTTTCAAAATCGTAGCTTTGAAAGTCTGCTTCGCGATAGGTCTGATAGATTCTTTTCCAGTCCTCGACCCCAAATATAGCGGTTTGTCTAGTAGTCTTAGCCATAGTAGTCCATTATTGTTTTATTTATGGAAACTAAAAACGGCGTAGTTAAACGTAGCTAGCGGTTCGTGTGTTTTGATCGAAGAATATTGCCAGGCGTTGAGGTTCTGTGCTGGGCACCAATATCAGTTCTACCTGCAGTAGAATTCCGTTTTGTTGCGGAAAAATTTCAATGTTGGAAATCTGTATGCGAGGATCGCCGCCAGCCAGTCTCTGCAGTTCGTTGATCATGGCTTGATCAGTTTCTTCGGACTGATTTTCAAACAAGTTGTCCCAGATGATAGTGCCAACTTGAGGGCGGCCCGGTATCTGACCTTGACGTATGTTGATAGCATTTAAGAAATCACGTTTGATCAATGCTGAATCGGTCAATGTAAACTTTTTGAATTGACCTTGTGTATTAAATCCAATGAATGCAGGCATAACTGTATTTAACTTGATTGAGAACCAGGCGCAAAGCGGAAAATGCCATTTTCATCTGTGTTTACAACTGTCACAGGAACTCGAACAATGGTGCCGTCGGGTTGTAGCACCGATGTGGTATTTGCCACGTCGGCCACTGCTGCAGGAATGTCAGTGTATTGCGGCACTGGCACCTTTGGATTGCCGATAATATCAGCAACTGCTTGATCAATAGTGTCTCGTTGTGCTTCAAACGGTCCAGTGGGCACAGTATCTATCAGATTCAAGTCTTCTCCATAGAACTCTTCAAAGTCAATGGCATATTGACCCTGGCGGGCAGCAGTAGACAACTCATCAACCTGTGCACTGTCAGCAAAACCATCTATCCATTGAGTCACTGAGTCTACCCCGTAAGTGGTTGCTGGCTGCACAAATGTGGCTGTGTATCTTGGGGGTTCGTTTCCTTTTAACACTCCGCGATCAACCAGTCCTGTGTATGCAGCAATTAATAACCCTACCTGCACCACATTTTGTAGAGTTTTATTGCTGAGGTAATCGTTGACTGAGTTGGTTCCAAACTGTCCAGTCCAGGTTGCAGCAGACTTTAGCACAGTATCTGGAGACACACCAGTGGCTATCAAATTCAATGCAGCAGGATTAACCAGGCCGCTGGCCACCAGAGCCGCAACATTTTGTCCATAAGTGCCCACACCGCGACTGGGACTACCTAGCTCAGGTCCAAGATACACTGGAAGGTTGCTTTCGTCTAGTTCCCACCCTGGATTTAAATTGCCATTATTGTCGTAGGCTCCATATCTGCCGGAATATTCAGCTGCCATTTGTGCAGTCATCACAGTGACCTGTGGCTGTGACAGCGGTCCTGCTGGTGCAACAGCCAGAGGTTCTGCAGCAACCTGTGATAAAGTCACCGGAGCTGTTATTGATCGTTGTTCGACTTGAGTGTAAATTTGTCCAGCAGCACTTTGTGAATCTGGTATTTCAACTGTGATAGGATTCAAGTTTACACTGACATTGGCTCCTTGACCGTGGCCCACAAATGGTTCGTGTGTGGGGGCGCGAGTCACTATGGTTTCCAATTTGTTGGGGAATGATGTCCAGCCGCGACTAGCTACAAATTCAGTGTCTGGCAATATTGTATTGGGAATCGATGGCGCCTGCGGCACCGAAGTTGCTTGTCCTCCGTTGAGGTTGATCAAACTTGCTTGAAAATTCAACTGAGAAGCACTTTTCATTGAAGCAGATCTTCCTTGTAGAGCCAGTGTGCCATCGCTGCGCATGCCCAAGAACTGTTTGGATGCGACCAGCGTGGTTTTTTCGCTGTTCAACAACAAATTTTCTGCGCTGTCGATCAATGTTGTTTTGGCACTTTTGATTCTGATGGTTCCGCCACTGAACATGTTGATGCCTCGATCAGCATGAAAATTTAACACGCCTTCGCTTCTTAGGTTGATAGAATTGGTTGCATACACATCTACTGTGCCTGATTTTCCAAATTCTATCCAAGTCTGACCATTGGCATGAGTGATGTAGAATGCATCACCGTCGTCACTCATGGTAATTTGATGACCTTTGGCTGTGCGAATACGTATCAGTGTGTCCTTGCCGTCGATGTCGCCATCGTCCATGACAAAAGTGTGACCGCCTTGACGTCCGATCACTGCGATGTCTTGCAGTCTTACTTGGCCACGTTCCAGAGCTTGTTTGAAAGTTTTTTCATCGTAGCCGCCCTGATAAATTGGTTTGCCAGGTGTGGAAATACCATAACAGTTGGACGGACTCTCGCGTTGCGCACTGCTTTTGATTGGTCCACGAATGGGATCCTTGGCAAGTCCTTGTTGAAACAAAATACCTTCAACTGTGCTCTGCACAGGTTTTTTCTGATCAAAGAATCTGGGACTGTTGGTAAATGCAGGATCAATGTCGTTGATTTCTGTTACTGCTGCTGTGGGAACGTCGCTCAACAGTTGTTGCTGAGTGGGGTTATTGGTTGCATAGTTTGCACTTGCACCAATGGCCGGAATCATGTGATTGAGACCGTCTTCGGGTATGCACCCAAGATAGTATCCTCCTGTGGTGGGATCGCCAGACACAAAGAAACACAGCACTCGGGTGCCAAGATCTGGTGGTGTGAACCACATACCATAACTGTTGCGATTTCCAGGATAGGATCCCACACCTGTGATACCACTTTGTTTGGTTGCGCCATAGAATGGAGAACAATATTTTACAGTTCGCCAAGATGACGTATCTTCAAGGTTGGGACTTCCATCGTAGTTGGTAGATCCAAACTGCTGAATCCAAACTTGTAAACGGCCTGCCCGTGTGTTGTCAACATTGTTGACCACGATGCCGATGAATGGACCCATTTCCACGGGTGTGCCGCCACGATCAAATTTATATTCTGGCGGACGGCCTCTGCTATCTAAACTTTCTGACATGTTTTATCCTGGGTTTCCGTCTTTGACAATAGGTTGTGTGTTATTGGCACCCGAACCTGGAACTGCTGTTCCTGATGTGTCTCTGAATCCAGGCAGTATGGTACCTGAATAATTGTTGGTGCCTGCAGCAAATGCTGCTCTTGCAAGCTCCAATGCCTCTGCTGGTGGAACATTCCGGCGTCGAGCTTGTATGTATACCGGACTGCCTCGTAACTGCTCCAGAGTTGGATTACTGAGTTGCGATGCTGGTCTCAATATCTGCTGAGTTCCAATTGCCAGCGCACTTGTTGGCGTTTGTCCTGTAACTGAAGTTGGTCGAGCCCATGCTGGTGCTTTAGAAACTGTGGGTGCTGCTTGTGCAGCAGCAGTTGGAGCAGGTGCAACAGCTTGTGGCAGTGGGCGGCCTTCCCTTCTGCCCGGCGGATAAAATACCATCAACGACCCTTTGAGATGCTGAATAAATTTTCCGCGTTCAAACACGCTGTTGCACTCTTTGGCAATGTAAATTCTGCTGAATTGTGCAGCACCTGGTGTTCTGGTTACTTGATCCAACTGGGTGGTAGAATTCAGCCGATCTGCTGAAGGTTGGGCCAGGCCAGTGGCAAGATTATAGTCTCTAGGTGCATTGAATGCAATTTCAAACAGTATTTGTTGAGCGTCAAAGTTGATTGTGCCATCGGCCAAAAATGCTTTGAAATAGTTGGGATCGCTTTTGTTTAATGCAACAAAAGCTTCACCTTGTTGTAGCCACGCAGGATCTCCCACAATGGTCAAATTTGCTTCTTTGAGATCGGCGGGACTGTAGAGTTGATCTGCGGCGTTAGCAGCAGGTTCGTTTGTTTTAGGATTGGCGCCACCCTGTGTGCTCTGGCCGCTGGCAGTGGTAGGTAGATATTTAAGTTGTTCGTTGACTCTAATAGCACCTTGCACAGAGCTTGTGGCCCCAGCCTGATTGGTATTGGTCAATGCAATGTAATACAAATTGTTCAGACTTTCTTCGTAGCTGATTACCTCTGTGTTTTCTCCTGTGAACCAATACTTGTATTGTTTGTGCACACCCCTAAACACCGGGGGGTTGAAATAGGGCGAATTGAGTTGATTGATAAAGTATGGCGATATCGTATAGGTAATCTTATAGGCATAGTCATTGCGCTTTTCGTCATACTTGTCCAACATGGGCACAGCCTTGAATCCTATGCGATACCATGTGGTATTTTTTAAATTTACGCCAGGGCCTCGGTCCGGACGTCCGGTTTTGTTGTCAAAAATCTCAGTTTGCTGATCTCGAATGTAACTGCTGCCTCTGAGAACCCGATCAATGAACTGCACTATCTGCGTTCCGGCCAACACTGATTCGGTCTGTGTGTTGACATCCATGCTTTGCTTGCTGGGCAGCTTTTGATCAGCAGCGGTTCCTGGTTGTGCCATGGAAGTGGTTCCTTTGCTCAGTCCCGGCTTGATAATCGTAGCACTGGCAATGGTGTCTAATGCAAATTCAATATTGTATTCATCTTGATATTGTATTACTCCTGCTCGTTCAAGTTCAGCTTGATATCGATTTAATCTTTGCATGAGGCCTGGCCTCACTGTGGCTTTTGTTGTGGGTGCAGCACTGGCGTTGGCTGGTGGAATTTGTCCAAAAAATCTACCAACACTGGGGTCAACGGTTGCGTTTTCTTGTGGCAAAACAGACTGTGCAGACACAGCTGCCTGGCCCGCAGAATAAATGTCGGGTCCGGCCAAAACATCCTTGACTGTTTTTCCGCTGAATTCAAATTGAAACGGAATAGTGCCTCGACCCTGACTGGCATTTATGTAATATGGAGGAGCTTTGAAATGTATGTCGTATTCAACTGCTTTGCTGGCAATCCTCCAATCAAGTTTGGTAATGATCAAGGGATAAAATTTTTCCACAAATGCATTGGGATCGCTGGTTTGATTGGTAAGTTGATTTGAGTTTCGACCACCGCGCACTAAATTGCCCTGCTGATCATAACCATAGAACTTTATGACCAAAAGAAACAGTTGACTAGCAAAGTTTATTTTAGCACCGCCGGGGCCAATGCCAAAATACTGCTGCACTGCTGCATCGAGATTTTGAATGAAGCTGATGCCATTGGGTTCTATCACAGTCATTCTGGCTTCTTTGACATTGTGTGCCAAACGTGTGGCCTTGCCCACAAAGAAACTTTTCAACTCGATTTTGTCAATGTAATAGTCCAAACTAAAAAAATCACTGCGGCCTGCCTGTGCGGCACCGCCGGTTTGAATCAGCAGTGGAGCATTGCCAAGATCCTTGGACCCAGTGTTTAAGATGCGTTCATAGTTGGAACGATCGATAAGATAGAAACTGGCCTGATATGAATAACTGGCATACTGTCCTAGCACATTGTCTTGAGCCACAATGTTTTGTTGCCAGTCAATGGCATTGAGAGATGATATCAGTCTTTGTGACCCCGCATCATCGCCGCCTGCACCAACACCCGAAGACAAAGGTGCGTATAAATCACCGGATTCAGGATTTCTTCTAAGATTCGACAGTGTTCCATCTTCGGCCCTGATGGGTATTCCTTGGGTGTTTGTAGTAATTGCTTGCGTGACAGTCAATGGTCGTAGATTGCTGTCGGTTCCCGAGTCTCTGCTGCCAGCAAGACTGAATTGCTGTGCATTGGATCCAGTGGTAGTATCAGGCGGTAGCGTTACTCTACCATTTTGCAATACAAGAACTCCGCCTGGAGGATCTGATGGGTTGGCACGGTCGGCCCTGGCGGCCTGATCGTCCCGGACTACGTCACCTGAACTGTCGCGTGACAGCAATGATTCTATCTGTGTGACTAGAGCTGCAATCCTAGTGCCGAGATCTTGTATTTGTGGCAGCAGTCCCAACTCCCCAGATTGGTAACGAGCGCCCAGTGCTTCGCGCTCGGCAACCAGGCGTTGATATTCAATCTGAAGATCGCGTAAGCCGGACATGTTAGAATCCTAACGTTTGTTGGAGAGTGGTAATACTTGGCAAATAGATTGTTGTTCCAGTTGTGAAATCCAAGGGCGGAGCCTGCAATGTATTGGGATTTCGTTGATAAAATACCCACCAAAGTGTGGAGGTTTGATAAAGATCGTAGGCCAAGAGATCAGGTCTATACTGATAAGTTTCAGTGATCACCCACTCGATGTCATCAGGAAGCTTGGGTATGGGTCTGTTGACCATGACGTCCAGATAGAACTGTGTGTATCCTGTGTTGAAATAAGGACTGGTCGAATCGTAGTTAGCAGCCATTACCAGTATCCTCCTTTGAGCAAGTTGCCATCAGCAAATCCTTTGACACTGAAGTTCTGGCTTACTTGTGCTCTGCTCTGAATTGGCAGCAATGATATAGAAATTTCCATTTTGGTAGGAACGTATGTGGGTTCGCCATCGGCCAAATTGTTGGCAAGA